CCTCAGCCGGCGGCAGAGACCGCACGTCCCGCATTTGAGCCCGCGGAAATGCCCGCAAATTGCGGGCCATTCGTCAGAGACCGGGAAACATCGGTTTGCATCGGACTGCGTGGTGGGGCTGGAAGGACTCAAACCTCCAACCAGACTGTTATGAGCTGGAAGGACTCGAACCTCAACCAGGCCGTTATGAGCGAACCTCTTCGGCTGCGCAAAAGAGTGATTTTCCCGCCTACGGGACGAAAGGACTCAAAGTACCTGCCAGGCATGCAGTTCTGTCGAACGAGTCTCCGGCGCGGCCAGGTACGGGGTGCCGAAGGGCGAGAGCCCCTCGATGAGCCGAAATGAGCACCGTTCCGCCTGCTGATTTTGGACTGGACTTCCAGGTCAGGAAGAGCGTGCATGCGGTGCAGAGAGGACCGTTGGTCCCGCTAGCCGTGTCGTCCAGGATCGTGTCGGCCCTGCTCGACGGCACTGCGCCGGCCGTTCTCACCGTACGACGGCGCGCGGGCGGTTGCGGCAACTAATGAGGAGGAACCTCAAAGGGCGAGGGCAACGACAGGCCGCTGACCGTCATTACCGGCGACCGCAAGACGCGCCAGCGTCGCGCCGGGCGCCGCCGTGCGCTTGATCAGAGTGAGCAGATCACCTGCTGGCGCTGCGAGAATGACACAGGCATCGCGACCAGCATGGCCGTGTGCGTGATATTGGCACCACGCCTCACGCCGCTGTGCCGGTTGGTCCCCGGAACTGAGGGTTGGATCTGCCTCGGAACGCATTCTCGAGATCGCCGGGACCACGCATCTCTTAATAGAGACCCCGGACGAATTTCCAACCAACTTCGCCGCCTCGCCGATTGAAAGCGCGATCCAGCGCCTGTGAGAACGCATCGATCTGGTCGGTATAGTGACCAGCCGGAAAGGCCATGACCTCACGACGGAATTCGTCAAGCCAGCCCGCGCTTCTTGGCAATGATACCGACCCCGCTTCGATCCGAGCCGTCTGAGCGTTCATTCGCATAACTTTGTCGCCTTCGGGGTCAACTTTGATCGCGTGAATGTTTTCGTCCCTCAAATCCTGAATCAGGGACATGCCAGATCCCTTGTTCTCGATCACAAGTTCATATCTGTTGCAGGCTTTGCGCCAGCGGCGATGCAGCTCGATGACCTTGCGCCGCAGATCAGGATATTCAAGCCGTTCACGAAAAACGTCCAGCACCCAGGCAGTCTCTCCCCTGATCTGCAGCACCACGCAGGCCGAATAGCTGGAAAGCTCCTTGCTGCTCATGGCGGTATCCCAGCTTACGATGATCCGGTCGTCTGGTGTCCGGCCCGGCGGCTTATCGTAAAACTGAAACCAGTCCCATTTGATGAGGTTGCCACCCTCCGCGACCGGCTCTTGCTGGTACTGCGCTGCGAAGTCCAACGATCCCATGGACCGCTTGAACTCGTCCAAGACCTCGCGCGGCTCCCGCTCGGGGTGCAAGAGGTCGCCAACCCGACGCAAATGATAGCGTCCTGGTCCGAGCGGGATGCGGAATTCGGACTCGGCGATCGCCGGCAAATTGAGGTGCGTCCAGCCCTCCTGTTCCAGCAGATGGCCGACAAGATCGTCCAAGTGAAGGCGCTGCATAACCACGATGATGGCGTCCTTGGTCTTGTCATCGAGACGGCTGAGCAGCGTGTTGGAGTACCACTGCTTGGTATTTTCGCGGGCAGCTTCCGAATAGGCGTCCTGCGGCTTCAGAGGGTCATCAATGACGATGAGGTTGCCGCCGCGGCCGGTGAGGGTGCCCCCGATCGAGGTCGCGAGCCGGTTCCCTCCGCGGGTGGTCGCGAACTCCAATTCGGTGTCTTTGGCATTGCTGATCCGGGTGTTCGGGAACAGGCGATGGTAGAGGGTCGAGCGCATGAGCGCGCGGCAGTCGTTGGCGTGCTTGCGCGCGAGTGCCTCCGCGTAGCTGACACAGATGATTCTGCGTGTGGGATCATGGCCGAGGACGAAGGCAGGGAATGCGACCGAGGCGCAGATCGACTTGAGGCTGCGTGGCGGCACGGTGATGATCAGCCGCTTGATCTCACCCCGCAGGACACGCATCAGAGCGAATGCGATGGCCTCGATGTGCCAGTTGGGCGCGAACGCGGAGCTGGGCGAAACGATTGGAAAGGTCGCCCGTATGAAGCTGTAGAAGTCGCTCCGAAGCATGGCGCCGACGAGTCGAGGATCTGCGTTCATGACTTTGTCTCCTTGATCTCCTTGCTCGGAGGCTCGGCCTCTCCGGTCTCTGGCTTCTCATTGCTCTCAGGTGGTTGCGTCGGCTCCGCCTGATTTCCATGGCGTCCGAGGAAGTCGGCAATGATGGCGAGATCATCGGACGTGAAGGGCTCGGTGTTTGTGGCTTCTTGAGGTGGTTCGATCAGGCCATGCGACCGCATCAGTGTGATGAGGTTCGACTGCGCTTTTGCATTTCCTGAAGCGGCGTCGTTTACCAGCCTCAGGATGATGGCATCGAGCTTGCTGACCGAGCGGGTCCGTTTCCCTTCGCGGATGGTAATCCGCTCGTCGAGCGTGTCTTTGAGAACCGTTCCCACATTGCGCTGCCTCTTTGGTCGGCCGCCGCAGCCGCGATGACCTGGCTTGTACCGGGTGTGCGCCGGGGGCAGGCCGTAGCCGACGACATAGGAGGGTGCGGGTGCGGCGCCCGACGGCTGCGTGCCGTCGGGAGTCTCGGGGAGGCGAGGTTGCTTTGCCATGAGCTCCTCCCTCAGCGCACATCAGTGGGCGCTGGGCCCGCAGCGGGGAGCATGGCGCGCTTGCTGGCAGTTTCGTCGAAGCTCAGGCCGGTCTCGGCACAAATGGCATCCTTTCCCGAAAAGGCTTGCCAGCGCTTGATCGTGACATCGACGAAGCGGGGCTCGATCTCCAGCGTGTAGGCCCGGCGGCCGACGCGCTCTGCTGCCAGGATGGTCGTCCCGGACCCACCGAAGATGTCGAGCACGATGTCGCCGCGACGGGTGCAGTCCCTCACCGCATCCGCAACCAGCGCGACCGGCTTGACGGTCGGATGACACTTGAGCTCGTCCAGGCGGTTCGCCCGAAACGTGTTGACCCCGGCATAGTGCCAGACGTTCGACCGCGAGCGACCGTGGCGCCCCAATTCAACGTTGTTGAGATGGGGTTCCTCGCCCACACGGAAGATGCCGACCAGCTCGTGCTGGCTGCGGTAAAACGAACCCTGGCCGGCATTCGATTTCACCCACACCGCGAGGTTGAGCATGTCGCCGTAGACCATGCCGCCGGCTTCGATCAGCTCGCCGATATGGCGCCAGTCCATGCAGACGTAATGAACGGCACCATCACGCGAGACCGCTGCAGCTTCTGCCAGGGTGGTTTCGAGGAACGCCACAAAGTCCGAGCGCGAGAGCTCGCCCGATGCCATCGCGAATTCGGCATGCTTGACCTGGCCCCGGCCGACGATGTCGCGCACCCGAACATTGTAGGGCGGATCCAGGAAGGCCATGGACGCGTGCGCGCCCCCTATCAGGCGCGCGACATGATCGGCATTGCGCGCATCCCCGCACAGCAGGCGGTGGCGCCCCAGCTCCCAGAGGTCCCCCGGTTTGCTCACCGGAGCGGCCGAGGTCCACTTGGGATCGATCGCGTCATCCGGATCGGATGCGTCCTCCTCGAAGTCGACCATGAGCTGGTCGATCTCGACCGGCGAGAAACCGGTGATCGAGACATCGAGACCTTCCACGACCAGGATCTCAGCCAGGGCAGGCAGCTCGATTGCCAGACGCTCGCGATCCCAGCCGGCACTTTCGGCAATCCGATTGTCAGCAAGAGCGAGGGCGCGCCGCTTGGCTTGCGACAGCCCCCGCACCTTGATCGCGGGGACTTGCTTGAGATCGAGCAGTCTGGCCGCGGCATAGCGGCCATGGCCGGCAATGATGACGCCGTCGTCGTCGATCAGAATCGGAACGACAAATCCGAATGCGGCGATGCTGTCGGCAATTTGACCGATTTGCTTGCGCGAATGGGTGCGCGCGTTACGACCGTTCGGCGTGAGCTTGTCGATCGCAGTCCAGCAGATATCAACCATGAGTTCCTCAATGGACGCCAAGGCGAGCGCGTGCGCGCTGACCTGCGTCGTTACAGACCAATTTGTTTGGGGAGCTCAGGCTCGGATCATATCCACGCAGATCGCATCGCGCTTCTGCTGGTGCTCACTGCCCTCTGACGGGCAGTTTGCGGTCCCCGGCATCGCCGAGGTTACCTCTCCGACGGGCATCGCCCGCAGGCCTGGATGGCCAACGCACCCTCAAGCATCGCTCGATTCGGCATTGCCCAATTTGAAGTATAGCACAAAACGTGAACGAAGGTCAAGGGGGATAAAAACGCCTGGAGCCACAAACACTTGCGCGGGGGAGAAGAACTGGGACGTTTGATCGATCGGGCCTGATACCAGTGAAATGATTCGGCGCAACTTCTCAACTTCCCTATTCCATCTTTTCGTTTCCCTATTCCTCCAAAGAAATTCCCAGTTTCGTTGTGCAGGGAATTTCTCTGTAAGACTTTGGAGCTGCTCACGGATTAAGCCTCGAAATCGGATCGCAGGGTCAAAATGTGTGAAATTCCCAGTATTTTCCCAGTTATCTGGGAATTTGACGGATGAGACCGGTTCGATGGGGGCTGCATCCACCACCACGCAGTCCGATGCGAACCGATGTTTCCCGGTCTCTCAGGAATAGCCCGCAATTTGCGGGCGTTTCCGCAGGTTCAAATGCGGACGTGCGGTCTCTGCCGCTGGCTGAGGTCGCGATAGCGTCGATTTTGGCTGCCGGTCTCTGGGCTCTGCAAACCCGTTCCTGGCGCGCGACGGAGTTGCACATGAAGACTGCGAGGTTCAAATCGACAAGCCGAGCATCGCGTATTGGCGGGACCACTCGGCAGGAGCATCGCGCAGGCGAGTGACGCCGATGCCGCGAGGCAGTCGTCCTTCGACGGCAGCCTTCACGAGGTCGGGCGCGAGGAACGCGAGCGAGATCGTCATATTGACCTGTCGAATGCTGCATTTGTCGCGGGCGGCAATCTGCTCGACACCGGTCACGGTGCCAGCAACAATCTCATCAAGCCAACGCCGGCCGCGCGCGATCGATGCGACGAGTGTGGCGCGGGTCTCGGCGCGAATCGGTCGACGGTCGTGAGGCGACACGGAAGCCGGCACGATGATATCGCGTCGCCGTTTCATTGGCGTCTTCTTCCATGGGATACGCAGGACAAGTCGATCATTGTCCACCGCGTTCGGCGGATCGCTGTGTGCCTTCTCTGCCTTCAGCTCGACCGCCAGCTGATCCGCTTGGACCTCAACTCGGACGACGTGGTTGCGGATGAGGTCGCGGTCTTCACTTTCTGTGGGATCCCCGAGATGCTCGCGGACGGCGCATCCGACGAGAGCCTCCACATCCGCCGCCGGCACCCGGCGCACCGATCCGATACGCCCAGGCTGTCCGTGCAGGAGGGGTGATGAGAGATAATATCGATACTTGATCCCTCCCTTGCGGGCATGGCTCGGGGTCATTCGGTTGCCACGGTCGTCATAGATGCGACCGATCAGCAGGGCATCGGATTTGGCGCGTGTGACCGTGTGATTGTTGCGTTGGTCGTTGAGCTTGGCCTGCACCGCGTCAAAGAGATCACGATCAAGGATGGCGGGCTGCTCGCCGGGGAGGACCTCGCCCTTGAAGGCGACCTCGCCGATGTAGAACCGATTGCGCAGAAAATGGGCGAGCGGGCCACGGGTGAATGGGATGCCGCCAACCGTGCGCCCGGTCTTGAGCGATCGCACCTTGGTGACGATCCCCCGCTCGCGAAGGTCGGCCATCAACAGGTTGAGGCTGCCAAGCTTCAAATACCGCCGAAAGATGGTCCGCACCCGCTCGGCTTCCTCTTCCACCACGACGATCTTGCGGTCCTTGGTGGCGTATCCGAGCGGGGCTATGCCGCCGACCCACAGCCCCTTGCGCTTGGAGGCCGCGATCTTGTCGCGGATGCGCTCGGAAGTGACTTCCCGCTCGAACTGGGCAAACGACAACAGGACATTGAGCGTCAGCCGCCCCATCGAGGTCGTCGTGTTGAACTGCTGGGTGACCGAGACGAAGGACACGCCATGTCCGTCGAACAACTCGACGAGCTTGGCGAAGTCGGCCAGCGAGCGGGTCAGCCGGTCGACCTTGTAGACCACGATCACATCGATCCTTCCGGCTTTCACGTCGGATAATAGCCGTTGCAGGGCAGGGCGGTCAGTCGAGCCGCCGGAGTAGCCCCCGTCATCATATCGCGACCGGATCAGGGTCCATCCCGCATGGGCCTGACTGCGGATATAGGCTTGCGCGGCGTCATGCTGGGCGTCGAGCGAGTTGAAGTCCTGCTCGAGCCCATGCTCGGTGGACACGCGGGTGTAGATGGCACAGCGAACCGGCTTGGTGGTCATGTTCTTCACGGCTGCGCCTCCGACGACGGTCGATCTCGCAAGCCAAAGAACCTGGGGCCATTCCAGCGCGAGCCGGTTATGGCGAAGGCGATCTTGGACAGGCTTCGATAGGTTTTACCGTTCCAGGTAAAGCCGTCAGGCAGCACTATGACCTGCTGCAAGTGA